TACATTCCGTCGTAAATTATTGCATTAGGGTTAGTTCTGTCGTTTACGTTAAACGCTGGTACTATTTGCGGTTTGTTTTGTCGTACATTTGACCAGTCCGAGCTTATGTGGTATTCTGTAACACGCCCCATAACGTCTGGTTTACCCATTCTAATACGTTCTACGGGTACGTGGTATATATCTGACACTTCGGTACGGTCTTTACTCCAAACGACGTTTAAAGCGTACGCTCCTTGAAGTTTAAAATCGAAAGAAATCTTTTTAATAATAGAATGTAAACTTTCACCTTTAGAATTTGCTTGTGCTAAGAACCTTTTAAGTTTAACGTAAGCGTCTAAATTGTCTGTTTCTTCAACTGTTATACTTTCGCCTGCTATCATATCGGCTGTAGCGTTTACAATAGCTGCGTGTGTAGAACTTGAATAGAAAAGATCGATAAGAAATTGAGGGTACAAATTCTTGTAGTCTTCTGTACCGTATTCTATAAAGTCTTTACCCATAGCTTCCTTTATTACAGGTGCCGTTTGCGTTGCAAAGTTTACGTTAGAAATACTATCTTTAAAATTAACTTTCTTTTTGTTTTTCATTATATGTTATTTAAATACGCATTTAAGTTAGACCTGTCAGAAGTTGTTAAACTGTTATTACAGATAATAATTTCGTAAAATTTACAGTCACTCGCTGGTTTTCCTAAAGTAGATATTTCTAATAAATCTGTTATAACTTGCGTTCCTCCACCACTGCCCGCTATTGATTTTGAAGCATTATCTATAAATAGAAAAAGTTGATCGTCTGTAGTGTCAGCTGTATTTTCACGTTCAAAACCAATATTAAATTTCGTGTCGGCACTTAAACTAATTCCACTAGCCGCGTCGTGTCTACTACCACCATCAATTCGTAACCTTACTTCTGTACTAGATTGTACTTTTAAAAATTCGTTTGGTGTTTCTTCAAAAATAAAGTCGCCACTAAAATCGGACAATTCCATTCTAGTATAAATAGAAAAAGTACCTAAATCTAAAGGAGCACCAAAAGTTAAAATGTCACCAACGCCGTTGAAAAATACCGCCCCACTTGCGTAAGTAGGTGATCCACCCCCCGAACCGTCTGCGGTTAATCTATTAGTTCCTTTTTGGTCATTCCAAGCAGTTATGTCGTCTTCTTCATCTCTAGTTATACCTGTATCGAACCTGTACCAGTGTAATAAACTAGATATATTTGCGGGTGTCCAAGAACCCCCAACATTATTTTTTATATTTAGTCCTAACTTCATTATCCTGCGTTAGTGTCAAATTCGTCGTAACCTATTGCTACACCTGAAGACATTGTAATAGCTGTTATATGTCCGAAAATAACTGTACCCGCTGGTATAGTCGTGTGTAAAGCAGCTTCACCAGTGTGGTAAGTCATTGTAATAGCACTTACTACACTTTCAGTTACGAAGTGTACTGCATACCAGTCTTTACCCGTTTGTCCTGCTGTTGTAAATACTACACCCGAACCTTTACCTAGTTGTTCTTTTAAAAGTGTATTGTTGTTGTCTATTAAACTCATAATTTTTTAATTTGTATGTAAATAGTTAGTTTCTGTTGTTGTGTGTTGTGTGTATTTTATTTGTTCCGATCCTGCCGTTTCTTGTATATATAGTTTACCTTCTTCTACTTTACCCTTTACTACTCCGTTGTCATTATGTACGCTTAATATCTCTGTTTCGCTATTAGGTGCGTTTGTATCGTTTAAACCTACTGTACCTATAAACGTAACTTCGTAAACTTCATAACTCCAAAAACCGTAGGGTTTAAAATTTATAGCACCTGTAAAAATGTTTTCTGTAGCGTTATGTGCAAAAGTATTTTTAACGTATCTGTCGTTTGTTGTACTTTTAACACCGTACGCATACTTTACAGTCTTTGTAAGGTCGTTTGTAAATTTAAACAAGTATCTAACTTTAGAAGCGTCTACGGCTGTATGTATTCGTTTTTCTTCTAAAGTCAAATATGAACTTATCGTACTTCCGTAAACTCCTGTTATCATACTATATAATATAAAAAAGGTTTATTTATTTGTCTTTTGTTAATAACGTCTTTTTCTTTTTCTTTTTAAAGAAGTTTTCTACTCCTAATAGTTCTACTTCTTCAGATCGTACATTGTCTAATATAATCATACGACCTGTTTTATTTACTGTAACACCTTTGTATTCGTCTTTTAATATATACATTTTTTTAATTTTAAGTTAATAAAAAAAGGGGCAGCTATTGCCACCCCTTTAATAAATATGAAAACAAAACCAATTAAGGTTTTAAGAAGTCACTATTGCGTTAATTGTAAACGCTGAGTTATCGAACGGAGCTGTTGTATAGTCCGCTACTAATTGCATAGGGTTAGGTTCCATAGCTTCGAAAGTAAAATCGTAACCTACAGTGTCACCTAGTGCAGCTCCAGAAACTGAAGTACCTGACGAAAGTTCGCATCCGTTATCTAAACCTAAAGCAACAATAGTATTTTTACCTGTAGCGTTTAGTTGGTTTAGTTCTGCGAAAATAACCATTCTTTGTTGTGACAATAGTTTAATTTCGTTTTGGTCTGCTGCTGTTAAGTTATGTAGTTTTACGTTTACAGAGTGTGTGTAAAATACAGTACCATTTTCGCTAGATGCGTTAATAGTTTCTGTAACACTTCCTGTACCTCTTTTAAGTAAATACTTATAAAGGTCGTCACCTGAACCTAAATCGAAGTCCGTTACCGAACCACTTGATGCTACGTAAGAAGTTAATTCGTCGTGTTGTGCTATATAGATAGCTTTAATGCCACCGATACCGTCACGACAAGTTATATTCCTTCCTTTTGTTAAATTACAAGCCATTTTTTTTTAGGTTTTAAAGGTTAATTAAATTACGATTGTTTTACGAAGTCTGCTGGTACACCAACTTGTACTCCTGCTGTCCACTTAGCTACCATTCTAATATTGTTCGATAAATCGATTGTAGACATATCTTGTACTTGAATAGAAGTTAAATCGCTTGAGAGACTGGTACCAAAAAATAAGTTAGATTTTCTACCACAATACATTACATCGTCTTCTACCCCGTTTACAACGGCGATCTTAACTCCTTCAAATTCTGGTGTGTAAGCTCCCATATGGTTAAAAGGAAAAGCAGATAAAGCAGAAATTGCTTGTATGTAGAATCTGTAAGTTTTCTTAGACATATAGATATATAAGTCTTCAGAACCGTAAACTGCTGATGGTACTGCTGCAACTAAGTTACCTAATTCTAAAATAATGTTAGAAGCTGCGTAAGTACCTGCAGAACCAATACCTGTAGAACTGTCAGCTACCATACCTGTAGCACTAATACCGTTAAATTGTCCACTTGTAGAAGTGTTACCTTGCCAGATAGAAGTTTCTATACTGTCAGCGATACTGTCAGATAAGTAACCCATTGCGTAAGCTACGAAGTCGTCAGACTGTTCGTGTGCCCAGTCAGAAAGCATTGTAGTTTTACAAACGTCTAAGTTAATTTGAAAAGGTTCTACTTCTAAAACTTTTTCTGTAAGTGTTAAAGCTGCAGAATTTTCAGTAAATGCACAAGTTGCGTCTTTTACTAAGTTAGCACCTGAAACATTGTTTAAAACCTCTTTGTAGTTTACGTTTTCTCTGATAGTCATATACTCCAAAGATGCTGCAGTGTTTAAAGCTGCACTAACGTAAGCCCCCGCGTGTTTTCCTGCGTACGAACTCGATGTAATTGTTAAAGCCATTGTTTTTTATTTTTATTTGTTATTATTAATATTATACCAGTACTTTTCTTGTCTACTCATATTTCTATATTCTATAGTAGATACTGTTTTTACTGTTTTGTTGTTTGAAAATTTGTTTGCTGTTACTGGTTCAGATCCTGCTTCTTTAGATACTGCTTCTAATTGTGCAGATAGTGTTTCTTTTTCTATTTCTAAAGTTTCTGTAGTTCCTTTCATACCTTCAAGTTCTGCAGATAACCTACTAACGTCGTTTCTTACTTCTGTAAGTAGTTCTTTTATAACAGTACCTATTTCGTTAATAAGTGCTTCTTTGTTAAATTCTACTTCTTCAGTTGTTTTAATTTTCTTAGGTAGTCTTTCGTTTACTTCTGAAGGTTCTACTATTTCTTCCATTTCTACTTCCTCTTCTTCTGTTTCAACTTCTTCTACTTCTTCTTCTTCTTCAGTTTCGTAAATTTCTGCTACGACACCTTCTTCTTCTACAGAAAAACCTACTCCTTCTTCTGTTTCGTAAGCTCCGATAGGTAACGGCATAGTCGTTCCGTCTTCACCAAGTATAGCAATATCTACACCCGCTACTAATTCGTCAGCAGTAGATACTATAATAGTACCGTCAATAAGTTTAGCCTGAAACTCTAAGTTTACTTCTTCTTTGTTAAGACCTAAAGCCTTTAAGATTTGTGTTTTTAATTCCATTTTAATTTTGTTTTATACTATATAATATAATTGTTTGTATTCTATTTGATTTTACTTTTTGCGTCTTTAATATCTTGCTTAGCTTGTTTAGTTTTAGATATCACTTCTTGTGGTATATCTATACCTATATTTTTAGCTTCTTTTTGTATTTTTTCCGAAGCTTTTATTGCGTTTTCGTATTCTTTTATGCCTGCTGTATAAGTTCTTTTAACTTCGTTTAGTTCTTTATCTGCTTTTTCTATAAACCTAAAACCTGAAGCCCAAGCTGTTTCAAAATCTTTAATTAAATTTAATTCAACTTTCTGTACTCCGTGCTTATTTAAGATAGCGTTTAATTTTATTTCGTAGTCTTTATACATTTTATTTTATTTATTTTACCTTCTTTTATTAATTCTGCGTAAGCTTTTCTTATTTCTTCGTCTGTAAATGTCTTATTCATTTTTTCTAAGCGGTCTACGAAGTAGCCTTCTATGCTTAAACCCTTTAACTCACCTTCTTTAATCTTTTGCCAAAGGTCGTCGTTTTCTATTTTCATTTTTACAAACCAAGTACCGTCTGCTAAATCGAAATTATAAAGTTTAGACTTGTCACTGTCG